GGGCGCCGAAAACCCCAGGCATGGCTGCAGGGATAACTGATCATGTTTGGACTTTTAGAGAGCTTTTAACTGTTAAATTTTATAATGGTCCATAATCAAAGTATTAGCGGAAGAGCATCAACTTTTTAGCCAATAATATTAATGTTATAGACAAATAATCGGAAGTTTAAAAGAAAAAAAATGAGAAATGTATCACTGCGAGAAGTGGGATATTAACGATGTATGATGATAGAAAGGCCGTGATTGAGAAAATTCAGCAGAAAAATGGATCTAAAATCCTGAGCTATTTCTTAGGTGACCGCGAAACAGTGCCAAAGGGGATGCCTTTACCGGGATTAAGGCTAAATATCTCCCAAGATGAAAAAGAAATAATATACAAAACCCTGAAAAGGATAGGACATCAAAAGAAGTTGGAACTCTTCATTTATACGCGGGGTGGGGATTCCAATGCCGTATGGCCAATTGTTAGCGTTCTAAGAGAATTCTGTGATGAGTTGAATATACTTGTTCCGTTCAGATGTCATAGTGGTGGAACAATGATATGTTTAGGGGCTGATAAAGTTTTCATGAGTATGATTGGAGAGCTAAGCCCTATTGACCCCACAACCGGCAATCCATTTAATCCTATTGACGATTTGTCTAAAAGGAGTAGAAAAGGAATAAGTGTTGAAGATCTAACTTCTTATTTAGAGTTAGCAAAAGACAATTTCGAACTAAGAGATGATCAAATATTGGAGGTGTTCAAAAGATTAACCAAGAGAGTGCATCCCCTGGCTTTGGGCAACGTAAAAAGGGTTCTTTCTCAAAGTAAGTTACTTTCTGAAAAGTTATTGAAATTACATTTGGACCCAGAAAAAGATAAAGATCTTATTGAATCAATAACTGAAAACCTGACAACTAAATTCCATTCCCATTTGCATTTTATAAACCGTAAAGAAGCGTCAGAGATATTAAGTGAAAAGATTATTGATCACCCGAATGAAAAAATTGAAAAGATGCTGATGGAATTATATGATCTTTATGCAAAATCGTTAAATATTAGGCATGGATTTTGCTTTGATTCTGAATTGGGAGATCAAGCCGAAAAAACCGTTAAATTATGTGGCGGCATCATAGAAAATGATACTATTTCATATAGGTATGAAACAGATGTTTTAATAAGGCAAAGGTCTGAAATACCACTTAATATCAATGTTCCGTTACAACCCGGACAAAACACACTTCCCATAATAAAAGGTCTTCCAATAGCCTACCAATGGGAAGTTAAATCGGAGGGTTGGCTTAAAAATAGCGAAGGAGTTTAAGATGAGACAAATAATCAACATAACCGGTCAAAATTTTGACGAATATATCGATGAGAGAATTACTTTTTCAACTGGCGAAATTGAAAATATGATATTTGGTGATGAATACTCTCCTGAATTACCTCTGGTAGAAATAGTTGAAAATGTGGGCGAATTTAGGCTTATTGGTGACGAGCTTATGAAAGTTGACAAAGATAATATACCCCCAAACTCTGTCGAAATTATTGAATAACACTCTCTGAATTACAAAAATCCAAGCTGGAATTTTCATCATTAATCGAACGGTCTATGAAAAAGCAATATTTTTCGATGCAGGCGCTTTCATAGCGTTAAGAGACGATTCCGACTCTAACCATCTAAGTGCCCTGAACTGTGTGCACAAAATAAGGGAGTCACGGCTTCCTAAGTATGTCTCTCAAGTGACAATTATTGAAGCCCAAAAGAGGCTTCTGTTTGACATGAACTATCAAATTGCATTAGAATTCTTAGAAAATATTTATGGAAGAGATTACAACATTCTGAGAATTACAAAGGATGATGAGTTTGAGGCTAAAAGAATCATTAAGAAATTCTCAGATCAGGATTTTACATTTGCAGATGCCATTAATTTTGCTCTAATGAAAAGAAAGGGCATACTAAAGGCATTCACATTTGACGAACATTACAGTATTTTTGGTTTTGTAAGAATCCCGCCATTCTATTAATTGCTCATCTTCGACAACTCACAAATATCTAAAATTGGGGGATGTCTATATCGTATCTCTGTAAAAACGCGATATAAATTTATCACAATACGCGATATAAATGGCCGTCTGAAATGTGTTGACATTATCAAATTTGCTTGACAATTTCAATGAAGGGCGGGGAAATAAAGTTGCGTAAGATTTATTTGCTCGCTGCGAAGGAAATTTATTGATAGAGTCTGATAAGCGTTAGGGCGAGATCGTCCAATATACGGGCTCTCTGGAGATTGTTTTAAGTGTTTTTGGTGCCTTTAATCGCTTCCAATTGGTTTTTAAGCATAAATATGATTTGAAGGTTAAGCGGCCTAAACTCTTCCTCTGCAAGTTTCGATATGGTTGTTAATATAGCGGCGTGTTTCTCAAAGTCTATTGTGAGGACCGCTTTTGCCCCTCTTTGAGTTCTTTCAGTTTTAGCCTTATTGTTACCCTTCTTTTTCTTTTTTGCTACAACGGAGATATTCTTTTTGCCATCCCTGGCCCTTTTCCTCATCTCATTCAGGCATATAGAGCAATAAGGGCTATTTGGCTGGATTGTTGGGCGTTTATTGCATTTTTTACAAAACCCCTTTTCGTTTTTCTTTTGAGCATCTAATATCTTTTCACCCGGGCTGTCTTTTAATTCAAAACAGTCGCAATCCTCGCAACTAAAAAAACTCCAATCTTCCTGGGCAGCATAGGTCAAACAACTTTCATAATGAGGACAATCTAAATCCTTTGGCCCGTTTTTGTTTGTTGGTCTTTCTGACGCCATAAAGCCTCCTTACAAAACCTTGAAGCCCCTTAAACATTTATCACAAAGCTTGGCCATACACTCATGACAAGCTTTCTTTTCCTCTTTTATATTGCCCATATTATCAATCATTCCCATTTCCTTAAAAGCCCAAATGCTGGCCTCGTTTTCTTTATCTTCCTTAGAATACTTTTTATTGAAATATTTATATCCCAGGTGGAAATTGACAATATGGCCGATCTCATGAAAAAAAACATATAAAATTTGATAGCTGCAAATTAACCTGTTTTTGTCGATATGGATATAATATTTCTCAAGATCGTTCCTTGATCTTCGGGCCTCCCCAAAACCTCCGTCGCGCGCAGCTTCAAACGCCACGTATTCAATTTGCGGGCTGTATTTTTTTGCAATATCGCTTAAGAATTCGCTTTTATTCATGGCCTTAAATAAGGTTAGCCGGAGCAATTCTTTAATATAATCAAAGATTGCCTAATTGCTCCGGCTTGCCTTGCAAGGAGGATGGCAAGGACACTGTGAAAGTTTTTATGCAACGACGGATTTGTGGCCCCCGCGATAATCTGCAAGCGTGCCGCCGCATTCATGTCTAATTTTGTATCCAATCTTATCTTGTACGAATACGTGCTCTTGTGTCGGCCCTTCTTCAAGGATAAACTCAGGTTCTTCGTGCCCATTCAAATAAGACATTTCAACCAATGGAGCATCTTCTTTATCGCGTATAATGCCCCAATCATCGTCATCTGTAAAAAAGGAAGGCGTAACGATTCTCTCATGGTGATCACCAAAAAGCTTATGGCAAACCGTATCTTGGGCATTGTTAATAGTTACGGCTTGAGTCCATCGGTTTATTGGAACGACTAAGAACCAATTAAATGTGGCAAGATCCATGCCTAGTTTTTCTCCCGAGCCTGGCTCTGTCAGATTCGCCAAGTCCGTTATGGCATTCATAATAGCCGATGCGCCAAGTTCTTGACTTCCGAGATTTCCGTGTCCGGAGGTAAACCAGGAGGTTCCATCCGGGCATGCTGCATTGTTAATATAAAAATTCCAGACGTATTTGGCGTGTGTCATTCTCGCGGATCGCGCCATTCTATTGGTTATTGCTCTGATAATATCGATTGAATTATTTATGATAAGTCGTCTTGTAATCCAGGCGATTCCACCTTTCGGGCTTAAATTATACTGGCTTTCCGTATCGTCGAATCTTTCCAAATTATTATAGTCCCCGGCCTCCGGGTCAACATCTGGAAGATCGCCGAAATAGCCGAGCTGTATTGAATGAATGGTCCTGAAATCAGTGGCCTCTTTCTTTTCGGAAATAAGTATTTCTTCGCGATACGGAAAAGCCTTATAAACTTTGGATAGATACATGCTCAGAGCGTTTTGAAGCGCATAAGCAAATGTGTTAGAACTAAAATCCATACAGGATCTTAGTCCTTTTGTAACTCTATCTGGTTTGAATATCCCGTTTATGTCATTATCGCCGGTTAAATGGATATAGGCTGAGCGTAAATCTTTAAATGCCGCAATTCCACGTGTATCAAATTCCGGCAAAAAGAGCTTGGTAAGCGCGTCCCGAGCCTTTTCAAGATCGTCTCTTCCAAATTCAATATCAGGATAGAGTATCATCCTTTTGATTCCTTCAAGCTGTTGGATTGCATCCATAATTTCCCTCCTTTTCGATGGCCTATTTTTTCAATTTTTTCAGAACGTCTTTGACGCGAATTTTTTGATTGAGTTTTTCGTGCCATACCATTTCATCTTTTGGGGGCTCGCCGGTGATTTCGGTTTCCGTCAGTTCGAATTTTGCCGTTTCACCTTTCTTGTGTCTGAATTTTTTCCCTCCATGTGTGACGATAACGGCTTCGTTGGTTTCAGGATCTACTCTATTGCCTAGAACGTATCTTCTCGAAATCCTATAGACCTTCAAAGCTTCATCAATTAAGGCTTGTTCTTCTTTCTCCATAATTTTCCTCCTTTGAAACAAAAGGGGTTGCATAAAATCCATGCAACCCCTTCTTGATTGCGCTTCATTTTTGTTTTGCCCTGACAGGCGCTTGAAGCTAGCGCTTTTCGGCCCGCGAGGCCTAGCCAGGGCATACCAGAATGTTGACAATTGTGACAGCCGAAGCCTATTTAGGAGCAAGCAAACTCATTGACAAAATAATTTATTTATGACATACTCTAATTGTTGTTGGATCTATTTAGATCCGCTTTCGGAGCCTTTGCCCGCCGCTCCAGACAGGGTAGAGGCTCTTTCTTTTTTTTCATATTCGGATAAAATACGGATTAAAGCACTTCCATGTTTATCCACGGTTTTGTAAATAAGCTGTGCATAATCAGAAACCAACCCGCCAAGCGCTTCACCATGCATGGTGAAGATATCACAATTATCACCATTGAATGCAAGAGAGCCAATCGTGCCCCCCAGGGCATCCAGATTCCTTGACCAGCTCATCAGATCATCAACAAAACTACTTGTTACCTGCTCATTTTCCATGATTTCTCCTTTCCGTTACATAAAGGTTTACAAAAAAAAATTACTTGGCCTTCCTTTTCCCCCCTTTCTTTCTTCGTTGATGATAACACAGTGCTGCCGTTACCTTCAGAAGTTCAGGCGGTTTGCACCATCGCACCAGATCAACCTTAAACATTCGTTTTGCAATTCCGTCCGCATAAGACCAAGGCAACCCCAAATCGGCCAGGATCGCCTCTGTTTTTGAAAGAAGCGGAGCCCGATCCTCCGGAGGCGGTATGTTCATGCCTGATTTTTTTGCCGACTTGTGAACCGGTTTCCACTTCTGGCTTGATTTTGACTTTGGCTGAAAACCCCGCTCTTTTAGGTGCTCAATCACATCCAGCCGCCCCCGGCTGCTGAGATCCGCCGCACTCGTAACCCTGGCAACATTCCAGAGCAAATCCCGATAAGTTGGCTCACTCAAACACAGCTCTTTTTTTGCAATGTGGATCATTGCCAGATCCCGTCTCCTTGCCTCCATATATCGATCGTGCGCGTCGTTTTGTCTTGCTTTATCCATATACCCTCCTTGATTTAGATAGCGCGATACACAGCCCTTTAGCCGGTTGCCTGCAATGAGCCTGAGTCTTCATCTGGTCGATGTCGGTTCAAAACGTTTTGCAGCGTATTATTTCCCTTCTTGACAGCATCCTGTTGGCCGGCCTTATCACTAGTCGATAGGTCTTCCAGATCCTCCGGAAGAACCTTCTTCCGGCCAGCAGCTAAGGCCCTTCCCATCGACACCACAAGAATATCTTGCAACTCCAAGAAATTCTGTGCTTCTGGCATCCTTGAAACAGCCGTGATCACCTCTTTGCTAAATACGTTGCCTGCCGTTTTTCCGATGTAGCCGCTAACCTCTTCGGCGGTAATACCGTGCATGTAAACCGTATCCGAGCGCAACCGGACTTCCGAAATTCCGGCTTTGTTCATGGGATCTGATTGGCCCAATAAAACTACTGTAAACAGCTCGGTCTTTCCCATCCAGTCCAACTCGCGCAAGGTTTTAAGTGCGCGGAGGGTCATTCCGTGGAGACAGTGTGCCTCTTCGATAACCACCACTACTTTTTGTTTCTGTGAGGCTTCCCCCAGGATTCGCCTTAATTGCCTGGCCCTTATTTCACCTCCTCGTTTGGGTTTTTCCTCTCCTAAATCTAGTATCATAGCCCGTTCAATGTCACTTATCAGCAGGCGGAGCTTGTCTAAAGACCGCACGATAACCCGGTGTGCGTTTAACTCCTTAATAGCTGAAGCGACAGCCCTTGTCTTGCCGATCCCACGCTCCCCGACGATTGATATCATGGCGCGGGCTTTCACGGCCATTTTCAAAATACGTTTAATGCGAAGCATGTCGCCGGTTTCGTAATGGACTGCTCTGAAAGGATCCTGTGCAAATCCGAGGTTGACAAATGTTTCGAGTCTTGACAAATTAGCCACAATCAGCACTCCTTTCTTGTTCGGCCTGGCACTCCAGGGCCAGGCTGGTTACAAAGCGACGGGAAAGGCCATTTTCCATTATCAATTGCTTGATGGCCTCCCGGTCTTCTTCTTCAGGCATGAACCCGTAAATGGAAATAAATTCCTGCATCGCTTCATTCATAGATTCATAGGTGTCCGCATCAAACGGATCTTCGATACTGCGTGTTTCCTTGGTTCTTGTGGGCATATGCGCGACGTTGCCGTGATCTTTCGGCTCTGCATAAAGGGTATTGGTAACTTGTAGGGATTCCGCCTCTTTAACGGCTTTCTGGTGGGGGGTTTCCTTGTGGGCTTTGTATTCGCCCACATCGTTCGGTTTAAAATTTCTCACCTCATATTTTTTCCCGGTTTTTCGATCTTGAACGACAAGCTTGTCTTCAAATATCCCCTCATAAACCCACACTTTAGCATCATGAAGTCCTTTGACTTCATAAGTCCCGCCATTAAGCGAGAAACAACCATCAGGGTAAACCGTCCGTTCATGGCGTTTTGCCATCTTTTCAAAAGCATTTTCAGGGATTTCGACAACTCCCCCTCGAAAATTAATCCGTTGCCATGCCTGGCGTCTGGTGATTTCCTTTTCAAACCGGTGCGGGCGGTCGTTTAGTTCTTCTAAATAATTAAAAAATTGCTTGTTTAATTCATTCAAAGTAATTTCGAATTTTCTCCAATCCGTTTGAACAAAAAACGGCAGCTCGAATCGTTTCCATGCCGTCCGCCACGGCCTCTCTATCTTCCCGTGCGATTCCTTGTTTTCCGGGATACTTGGATCGATATTCACATCAAGACGTTCTAAAAAATCCTTTGTGGCAGGGCCGCGCATCATCGGGCCGAGATCGCCTTTAATCTTATCCGGAAGACCGAATAGAACCTTTTCATCGTTCTTTGCCCATGCCCATTCAAGAAACTTCAGGTTGTCGATGGCGCTTTCGCCATGAGCCGCCACATAGCGGGCAATATGATAGCCTGAATGATCATCGGTAAGGCCATAAACCCACAACCTTAAACGGTCTTCGGGAACCGGCTTATTCTTGTATCCCCTGTTGGCCGCATGGAGCCTTAAAATATAATCTCCATCCTCAGTCTTTTTCCATACGTAGAAAAATTTTGAAGAGGATGCATCGATATGATGCAATTCGTTCGGATATTTGGCCTGGAAGCGCTGAATAGGGCGCTTTCTTTTGTTTAGTCCCATTTCGCTGATTATTCTATTAAAAGTTGATGTTTTACCTTTCATGTCTTTTGGTATTAATCCGTTGTCAATGCCAATTCGAATAGCTTGTTCGGTAGAAATCTCACCCGCTGATTCAGGAGGTTTCTTTTTAATGAAGGTTACGGTTTCGACATATTTTTCTATATCATCTATTTTTCTTTGCCCTTGGATGCGTTTTTTGTTGATTCCAAGCTTTCTGTAAAGCGTTCCGTATGAGCAATTGAGTTTTTTTGCCCATTCTTGAATCGTTCTGCTTTTTTCTCCGGGAGTAGCAGCTTCCCAATCATCTTGCACTTGTTTTTTAAATTTCGGTTCTAAATTCATCTCCGCTCATCCGAATCAACCCTAAACTATTAATCTTCATCTGGCGCAAAATAATAGAGCCACCGTTCATCCAAATCTTTCATCAATTTTTTAGCCCACTCAATATAGCAATGAACTTGGTGTCGCTCTTCATCTCTTTCGTTAATCTGATCATGTATAAAGAATTTCTGGCATTCTGCGCTAAGAGCCGTGCAAGCATCGTATATTTTTTTCATTTGTTCTACGCACTCGGCGATGTCTTTATCGTCCTGCGCTGCCGGATCGAAAACTTTTAATCTCTGATTCTCCTTGATAAGGGCTTCTCGCTCGGTCTTGAGAGCTTTGGTTTCTTCTTCGATGATAGCTGCCTGTTTTTTCTTCAACTGTTTTTTTTCGCCCTCCAGAGTCTCATTTTTTTCGAGCAAGGTTTCTATTGCGGCCTTAACATCCTCCTGGTGATCGGTGTCTAAAGGGATCTCGTCATGACCGATCTTTAGCGTTTTATTTTCGATGACAATATCACCCTCCTGGGCGGCATATCGGAGCTTGTTTAGTTCCCTGTAACCGAGGTTAAATCTGCTTACAGTGAGCAGAAATTCTTCAGTAAGTGTATTTAGAATCAAAAGATCTTTATCAATTTGCGCTCTTGATTTTCCTAAGCGATTGCAGAAACTTTCCCACGATCCGATACCCGGGAGACCCTTGTAAATTTTGGATTCTTTGATTTCTTTGAGCCACACTAAGCTGCTCACTTGAGCGAAATCATTGATCAGATTTGCAGCTCGAATTTGCCCGAGCATCTGATAGGTTTTAGCGATCAATTTTTCTTTTTTTTCACGTTCTGCCCTTTCAAGTCTTTCTTTCTGCATTTCAGTTTCAACCATTTGCATGGCTGACTCAGATTGCGGATCACGTATCTTTTTTTCTGCCACTGCTAAACCTCCAATTTCTCAAATTCGTCCTGCATTTTGTTGATCTTTGAATCCAGTCTATCCCTATAATGTGCCCACATCATTGGTATCCGGGGGCCTAATTCGAATTTATTGCCGATCCCCACTACAAAACTACTATCCTCAAGGGTTGTTAGATGGCACATGGCCGTGCCAGCTGGTAAATCTAGCTCCTGTGCAATTTGCTGGCAGCTGACAGGCTTTTTTTGTTCCGATAGGAATACCAGTATTTCGCATGCTTTAGCCACCGATCCAATCCTTCTATAGCTACTCACGTCCACTCCTTTTCCACAACATTTCTTCCCGCCGCCACACAGCCCAATAGCGAGCCACAGCAGCTCGCGATGTTTTAAAGCCTTGGATCTTGTTAAGTTTGGCGACGATTTCAGTATATGTGACGTTTTGCTCAAAAAGCGCGATGCACAACTCCCTGGCTTTACTGTTTTGAGCAATTTTTCCACCATGATATCTTCTTGAAATTTGCGAAAATTTGGAATTTCGCTGGTCTAAATTCGTTTGTAACTGTGCCTTTATGTTCGAAACATCTTTTCTTATCGATTTAACCTCGGTTAAAATATCCCTTAAGGATCGGAAAAGGTTTGCGACAAGCTGGTTAAATTGTCTCATCGGCGACACCTATTTATTCCTCAGACGCGAAGAATTGCCCGGGGCATCCTTTTGATAAAAAAGTTTTAACAACTTTTTGATTTCTGCTTTTTCCATTCAGTACCAATGACACCGTTGATTGATTAACACCTGCATCTTTGGCAATTTCCATCTGCAGAACATTGGTATCGAGTTGCCATTTTTTTATTTCTATTTTTTGAATTGTATTCATAACCCTATTTCCTTTCCTAGATAGCCGGCTTTTTTTCTGCTTTGCCGAGCTTTGATTTCAAGCTCAGCCCATCGCAATTTTTTAAGTTCTTCCTCTGAAATCACGCGGGCGTCTTTAAAAAAAGTCGAAAATGCCTTTAAAGGAAGATTGCTGCCGACCGATTGGCAAAATATGGGAAGGAGGCGGAGGGGTATGTGGTAGCTATTAGCGCCGGGCGCAAGCCATTTATCCAAGGTGGAAACTGTAACCTTTTGATTTCGGCCATTGCAGGTTATTCCTGCAATCATTGCCAGCTGGTTCATTTGGTCAACGACTTCAGCTCGACTCAAACAACATGCCTTAATAACATCATTCATGGCAATTTTTAAAGCTGGTCCCGGATCAGTAACAATATTTTCCCATAATCCCTGCTGCTTAGGGCGTCTGAACTTTTCTAAATCTTTGCTATTGATCATTTCACATACCTTGGTTATTATCAATTCATTGCATATGTTATTTATATATTCAATTTGGGGTCTTGTCAAGCCCAAAATGAATATAAAGTTATCCGAAATGATAAATTTTTATTGATCGGTGTCCATTATGGCGAAAAAAAAGGAAATTGGCCAGATAGATTCAATCTCGCTTATAGGTATTGGGAAAAGGCTCCGTGAAATTAGAGGGAACACGAGTCGTTATGATTTTGCCCCTTTAGTCGGGGTAAGCAAGAGCACTTTGGCTAGATATGAACAAGGCTCACGGGCTCCCGATGCTACTTTTATAGGGTTATTGCTTGAAAAATTTGATATTAATCCAGTCTGGTTTCTTTATGGTATCGATGAAAAGTATTTGAGCGTAATCCGTAGAACGCAAGACCCCCCATCATTAGAAGTGCTAATAAAATCCTCAATTTTATATTCCGATTTATTAAAAAAAGTTATTGAGGCAGTTGAGGAAAATTTAAACTTAAAACAAAAGACATTAAAGCCTGCTAAAAAATCCCAACTCATTTCATTGTTATATGAACACTTTATAAAAACTGATAAGGAAGTTGATAACACTACAGTAAAAGAATATTTGCGGTTGGTAGTTTGAAAAAAATATGAAAACCTTTGGTTACTATGCAGTCCCTATTTATTATAGTAAGATAATTTTCGGTCCTGTAAAATAATCGTTTAATAAAAAAGTGAGGAATTTTTTACCACCAAAATCCATCATTTATTTTTTTCAAAATTCATTTGAAAACCACCCCATTTATCCCATCGAATCCTGCCGCATCCCACCCATTCCCGCATACTTATATCAGTTATAGCCCAAAACTTATATCAGGTTTCTTCACTCAGTGGTCATACCATTTATTTAATAGCTTGATTTATGTGTGGATTCAACTACATATTGTGTATTCACCCATTTTTAACTATTCACTGAAAATTCACGATGTTTTCCATCATGAATCCGACCTGCTACCGATGGGGTGTTGATATGTCACATAATTTTCCAAAGCCATATCCATTACAATTCCCACCGGCCCCGGATAACCACCCTCCCGATCCCAATCAAAAAAACGACCGGGGGGGAGGGGGTAAATAAGTCATCCCCCTTTTTTCCTGGGAATGGGTTCCATATTTCATGCGTAAGGAGTCCCAGAGGTTCGCAGTTCTAAACAGTTTTCCAGCAGTTTAAAGGGGTGGTTCCATGGGCAGGGGGGTATGTCCCAGAGAGTGCTAAATATCCCAAACCAGGTCGCCGTCGTCGAAGTGATCTCCAAACCACCTGCCCCGTCCATCCGGGTCCGAGATGGAATTTCCACACCGTTGACGGCACCATTTTTACCTGATCCAGCCCCCATAGGGGTGGTATTTTCACTTCGGTCCCACACCACCATTTAGCCCGGGGTTTAGGGCTCCCAAACGGTTTTGTATCTCCGGTCAGCCTGTTATTCTTATGTATGGGGGTTACCCTTCCCGACCCTGAGATCGCTCACAGAACACGCCCAGAGACGCTCATTTTCCCCTTGATTCGTCGATATGGAGGTGGTATCAGTATCTTATCCATGGTATTCCCCTCATTATTGGGTGGTATTATGGTTAGGGCTGCCCGCCGGAGTGCCCCCCGTATTTGGGCAGCCCGTTCTTTATCCGGGTGGGTCATCATACTGCCCGACCCAACACCCCCCCTTCTTTAAGTGCAACCGACAATTTGCCTTCCCCTTCAATACGTGTTACAAATAAATCAATAATTCCTGATGCTGCGAGTTGATTCTATTTCTGAGTTGTTACGGATTGTTATCGCTTTTTGCTACCGGAGATCCGGACCTTCCCCGTGGATTTTGTGTGGTTTTTTTGGATTTAGGTGTAAGATTTTCCGAAAAATGGTGTCTATTGTCATAGAGGGATTTAAGTCAAAAAAATATCCGCCCATGAAGGAGGGGAGAATGAAACGGATTATTGCAACCGTGTTTGTTGGGATATTTTTATGTTCAGATGTCGTAACCGCTGATTTAATTTTTTATGATGATTTTAATGATAATAGTATAAATCAAAATGATTGGATTGAAACACCGATCCAAGTTGGAAACATTGGGAGTCATGGAGTAACAGACATAGAAGAGGTGGTTGGCACTGTTGAAGAAATCAATCAAAGGCTTGAAATTAAGACCACCAGTACAGGTGTATATGGAGTCTATAATACTTTCGTTGTGGATGGCAACTTTGAAATTCAAGCAAAGTTAAGTAAAATTGATCAAGATAACTATAATCAAGGGTTATTATTTTTAACACGGATAGGTGTTAGCAGGACTGAGCTAGACAACAGCAGGCTACAATATGGTGTTTTCCATAAGCCATCAGAGTCACAATGGTTTGTTTATTCATCTGTCTCTATATTGGAAGGTAATAGTACCAAAAGTGATTTTCCGGGTAACGAAACAGAGTTTTTACTAAAAGTTGAAAGACTCGATGGAACAATAAGCACTTGGTATAAATATGGCACATATTCTGATTGGCTGTTGAATGCTGAATATGAGACGAGTCCCATATCTTCAGGGCCAATTTATCTCATGTTGGGTACTTTTGGGGGTTTATTCGCATTTGATGATGTAAAGATATCAACAGAACCAATATCGGGCCATTTATTTATAACTACCCCACAGCAGGCTTCAGCTTGGTATGTCGGGAATATAATGCCCATCACGTGGGATACCCAGGAAATCGCTGGAAACGTTAGCATCTCTATCTCCCGGGACGGCGGAAAGACATATGAAAGCATATCAGACAGCACGGCAAATGATGGGAGCTACGATTGGACTATCATCGGACCCGGTTCGGTCAACTGCATGCTCAAAATCGTACCGATTACCGACACGTCCACCGGAACTGTCCAGGGTCTGTTTTCACTTTTAGATGGTGATGCCGCCTTTTTAACCTCTATCGATATTACCCCGGTCAATCCCACCATTGCCGTCGGTGCGTCTCAGCAGTTCACGGCTACCGGCATCTTCAGCGACGGACACAACGAGGTACTAGACAGCGAGCAGACTGTGTCCTTTGATGCTGCCGTAACCTATGCGGTGGGGCTTGGTCCTCGCAGCATGGTCACCGCGGATTTCAATGACGATGGTAATCTCGATCTGGCCGTTCAGAATACCATGAGCGGAAATGTCTCAATCTTGCTTGGAACAGGGACAGGGTCCTTCGGGGCGGCGACTTCATTTGGATCAGGAAACACAGTCGGTATGGCGGCCGCTGATTTCAACAATGACGGCAGCATCGATCTGGCGGTGAGCGGAACAGAAGGGGTTTCCATTCTACTGGGTTCCGGAACCGGTTCTTTTGCCGGCGGTGGATCTTTTTCGACCCCAAGCGATCTGCATCCGGGACTGACTGCCGCTGATTTCAACTCCGACGGATTCCCGGACATCGCGGTGACGAACCGCAACAACAACACGGTATCGGTAGCCCTGGGAACCGGGACCGGATCTTTCCAGGCCGCACAGAGTTACGGGGTGGAAAGCTCACCCCATGGTGTGGCCTGCGGAGATTTCAACACCGACGGAAATCTCGATCTGGCGGTCGCGAATTCTTTCGGTCACAGCATCTCTATTTTACTCGGAACGGGAGACGGTTCCTTCGGCCCGGCAACCCATATTGTCGTGGGGGCGAGTACCGACACCCCCAAAAGCATCCTGACCGCCGATCTTGACCAAGACGGCCAATTGGATCTGGTGGTTCACAAAGATTATCCCAACAATACCGCTGTCCTGTTGGGGACCGGAACCGGCGCGTTCGGTCCGGTGACGGATTTTGCCGTCCGGGCGGGAACCGACAGCGGATATTTGATGGCCCTGGAGGATTTTAACGGAGACGGCAAGCTCGATCTGGCCGGAGCCAGTGCCAATGACGGGTATGTATCGTTGGCACTGGGTACAGGGACCGGCGGATTTGAAGCAGCGCTTACCTTTGCCGTCGATTCCTATCCTGATGCCATCGCAGTGGGGGATTTCAACGGTAACGGAAAACCGGACATCGCGGTCAGCAATGACCAGAATCGTTATGGCGGAGATACGCCCAGCACGGTGTCCATTCTGATCAACACCACCCCGTTTGCCATTGTCTCATGGACCAGCAGCGACAATTCGGTGGCATCGATTGACGCCGGCGGATCAGCCTCAGCAAAGGGAATCGGTGTGACAACCATAACCGCAAGTTCCGGCGCCGTCAGCGGCACTACCTCTTTGACGGTCACCGGACCGGCCAACACCCCGCCGAACACCCCGTCTGCACCATCGCCTTCCGATACCGGCGCCGACGCTTCAATCAATACCACTCTCTCCTGGACAGGCGGAGACCCGGACGCAGGTGATACGGTTACCTATGATGTGTATTTTGACACCGTCAATCCGCCGGTTGCATCGGTTGCTTCTGATCAAGCAGCATTGAACTTTCAGCTTTCAGCCTTGAACTACAACACCACCTATTACTGGAGAATTGTGGCCAGAGACAACCACGGCGCAGAAACCGTTGGTCCGGTGTGGAGTTTTTCCACTGTCTCTGCGACAGCCGCAACGATCGTGGTAAATACCACTCTGGCTCAGGCTACCTACACAATAACAGGACCGGATACCTATAATGGCTCCGGGTTATCATGGAGCACCACGAATGCGTCGCCCGGGGATTACACCATCACCTACGATCCGGTATCCGGATGGAATGCACCTTCTTCTGAAACCAAAACATTAACCGAAGGCGGTACTATTTCATTTCTTGGAATGTACACTGACACAACCGAACCTATATTAACCGCCGGTTTTCAGGCGACACCTCCACCAGAGACCTGGACCAGGTTCAACACTATCCTGCTTAATTGGCTAGGTGGTTCGGATGAAGGAAGCGGTGTGGATGGATATTCTTACGAGCGGCGCCGCTGGCCAAAAAACGGCCAGATTAATCGAAAAAGAAACTTCGGGCTTACGCTGAAGGTTTCAGGTTTCGGGTTTCAGGTGTCAGATCAGTACGTTATAAACAATTG